CCGGGATGGACTGATTATTGTAAAAGGAATCCAGAAGATAAGCAGTGCTAAGAGGGTATAATATAAAATATATCCTCTTAATCTCTTGACAGCCAGAAGAACAGTGTTATTCTGTTTTTATGGAAAGCGTTTTCAGCAATAGCTGATACAGAATTAGTGGATAGGATGGCCGTCCGATAAGCGTCTTTGCCAACGCTTCCACTTCTAATTAATGGCAACACCTGAAGGCAATCAAGGAATAATTTTTATGAATACAAAAAAGAAAGAAGTGATTGGCCCTAAAAGTCGTAAGCAAGAGATGTTTATTACATCTAAAGCTGACATTGTTTTTTTTGGTGGTGCAGCAGGCTGTGTTGATGCTGAAACTGAGTTTCTCAGCCAACACGGTTGGAAAAAGATTAGTGAATATACTCCCGACGACTTAGTTATGCAGTTTGACCTTAATACTAAGGTAGCTTCGTTGGTAAACCCTTCTGTGTACATTAAAGCCCCTTGTGATGGGTTTTATCACATTAAGAATAACAAGCTCGACCAGATGCTCTCAATTGAGCACAATATTGTGTACGAAAACCGAAAAGGTAAGATGTTCAAGGTTCCATTTGCAGAGTTTATGGCTAAGCATAATTCGTCTGCAAATGGACACAAGGGTTTATTTCGTAAGGTGTATGAATACAGCGGTGGTAAGTCTATCGGACTGTCAAAATTTGAAATTATGCTTGCCGTAGCTTTGAAGTGTGATGGCCACATTGCTAGTGAGAAAACCTCTAGGTATATTGTACGACTGAAGAAGCAGCGTAAAATTGACAGATTGCGTTGGATTCTTGCTGAACTCAACTACCCATATACTGAAACAGATAGTGTAGATAGTTATAAAGTGTTTACCCTTTATGCCCCTTGGTGTACAAAGCAATTTTCAGATTGGATGCTGTGTTCAAAAGAAGACGCTAAGGTAATCACTGATGAGATTATGTTCTGGGATGGCTCCTTAAATAAGGACAGGCCGTGTGACATGGGCAGGTTTTCCACTACAATCAAAGAAGATGCTGACTGTATTCAATATCTCTATAATATCCAAAACATTCACGCAAGCATTGGAATAAATGATCGCCGTGGACAGGGGTACAAGGACAACGAATATGTCCGAAAGAGTGTTGAGTATTCAGTAACTCCTAGTACCAATATTGTAAGCACACTTGAGAATATACGTGACAAGGTAGTATTTGAATACGTAAAAAGCAACGATGGTTACAAGTATTGCTTTACTGTGCCAACAGGTGCATTTGTTATGCGCCGTAACAACAGGGTTGTTGTTACGGGTAACTCTGGAAAATCATATCTAGGTGTGATGGACTTCTTACAGCATATTCACCATAAAAACTTCCGAGGAGTCTTCACACGAAGAACAACAACTCAACTTAAAGGGCCGGGTGGATTGCTTGACAAGGCAATGGATTTATTCAAACGTGTTGACCCGAAAGTAAGATTCAAGTCAATGGAAAATAAGTTTGTTTTCTCATCCGGTGCAGAGATTTTCCTACGACATTTTGAACACCTGAAAGACAAAGATAATTGGCAAGGCATGGAGATCAGTGCGGCACTGATTGATGAGTGCGTACAATATGAAGAGGAAATGTTTCTCTACATACTATCTCGTCTTCGTAACCCTTCTTGTCCCGAAGTAAAACCACGTATCCGTTGCACAATGAATCCTGACTCTAAGTCGTGGGTTAGAAAGTGGATTGAATATTGGCTGGACGAGGAAGGGTATCCAATTGAAGAAAGGTGTGGTCAAATACGCTACTTTATGCGCCGAGACAACACAAACCACTATGCTGACACACCAGAAGAGTTAATGGAGAAGTTTGCAGTAAAACGTGAACTGGTGATGAGTTTTACTTTTATCAATGCAACCTGCTTAGATAATCCTGTTCTTATGGAAGCTCAACCTGAGTATGTTGGTTGGCTGGAATCATTAGGAAGGGTGGAGAAAGCCCGCCTATTGAAAGGCAACTGGTTTGTAAGTGAAAGCAATAGTGGATACTGGAAGAAAGAGTGGTGTGAAATCATTGATAAGCCTCCGCTGGATACTGTCAAAGTGGCCCGGGCATGGGATATTAGTGGTTCTCTTCCATCCGAACTAATGCCTAATCCTGACTGGACTGCTGGCGTAAAAATCTCTAAAGATAAATACGGAACATACTACATTGAAGATGTTGTAAGGTTTCGTGCCAGACACGGAGAGGTCTTTGAAAGAATGTTTGGTGCAGCCAAAGAGGACGGTGAAGACACTTTAATTGTTGTCCCGCAGGACCCGGGCAGTAGTGGAAAACAATATGCTTCCACTCTAATCCGCGACCTAGCTGAACGTGGATTCTACGCTAAATCAAAACACACATCCAAATCCAAAGTACAACGCTTTGCACCGTTCTGTGCAGCTTGTGAAAGTGGGAATGTGAAGATTGTTGCTGGTGAATGGAATGATGCCTTTATTGATGAATTGGAAGCATTTGATGGTAGTAGGCGTGTAAAAGACGATTAACATACTGGTTGTCTATAAACTTATCTAATTCGGTGGACATCTCATTGAGACAATACCGAGCGAAGCCCTTTTAATAAGGGATCGTGTGACGGTCATCGAAAACACACTCTTTGAGTGGAAGTGAGTAGAGTAGCTTCAAGCGAAGCGAAACGGTAAGCCCACTAATGGTGGTGAAGATATGACCTCATCTATACGGTGACGTATAGCAGCGGAGCATTATTAATGCCTCCCGGCAATAAGTGTAGCGACTTATTGTGAAGATTTTGCAAGTAGACGCAGCAGCAGACGCTTTCGCAATGTTAGCCTCTGGCATTACCATTCCAACATTCACTCTACCAGAATCAACATCTACATCTCGATTTAATTTTGCTTAATTAACAGGAGGACAGCCAATGGCTGAAATGGAAAATGAAGAGGACTTCACTCAATTGACGAGTGACAACTCTCCAATTCCTCGTATGCGAATGAGCGAAATTGGAACAACTGGTTTGAAAGTTAGCAGCGGTATTATTTACGAAGAGGCTAGACGAGAATTACGCTGGCCTGATTCGATTAAAACCTATAAAGAGATGCGTAAGGACACCACCATCTCTGCTGCCATTAAAGCCTATGAGTTGATGATTAGCCGGGTCAAGTGGGATGTTGAAGCGTGTGAAGATGCTACTGGCCAACAGAAGCTGCGTGCTGAATATATTGAGTCTGTCATGCACGATATGGAAGGGAGCTGGTTCCAATTCATTAAGGAAGTGGTTAGCTACTTGACGTTCGGTTATGCTGTTATTGAGAAGGTTCCCTATCGACGGCGATACCTCAATGGTAGTAAATACAACGACGGGTTTGTTGGACTGAAGAAGCTGGCCCCGCGAAGTCAGGATAGTATTACACAGTGGTTATTCAGTGACGATGGTAGGGAATTGACAGGGGTAGAACAAACTGTTGTCAACAATGGTAATTACACTCGTTATCAAGTTACCGGCACACCTATTGTAATTCCTCGTGACCGTTTCATGTTATTCCGTGCTGATACAACCAAGGATAATCCTGAAGGTGTTAGTCCTCTGTCCAATTGCTATATCGCTTATCGCTTTCGTAAGGAACTGGAAGAGATTGAAGCTGTTGGTTATAGCAAGAACATTAATGGTGTTCCCATTGTTTGGCTGCATCCGAAGTATATGGCTGATGATGCCAGTGACTCAGATCAAAAAATCTATCAATATTATCAGAAGATGGTTCGCAACCTTCATATGAATGAGCAAACAGGCATTGTTATGCCGCTCATGTATGATGAAGGGCGAAACAAGATGTTTGATTTCCAGCTTCTGTCTGTTGACAATACTACAGCACAGCATATTCAAGCTGCGATTACAAGATGGGATAACAAAATCCTGACTGCGTTGTTCGCGGATGTACTCAAACTTGGACAAGATGCTACAGGCAGCTACGCCCTTTCTGATGCCAAAACAAACATGCTGGCAATGGGCATTGAAGCCCGTCTCAAAGAAATCCAAGATGTCCTGAATAATGATCTTATTCCGTGGCTGTATAAAATGAATGGTTGGCGTGATACAGAAATGCCTAAGTTTGTTTATGGTGATTTGGATGAGACAGATTTGGAAGCATTCAGTAAGGCTATCCAGCGTATTAAGGCTGTCGGCTTGATTGCACCCACTCCGGGTAATGTTAATCATATCGCTGAAGTGTTGGGTTTACCGGACGAAGTTGACGAAGACATGGATCAAGAAGAACTGAATATCTTGCTTGGTAAGCCGACATCCAGAAGTGGGGATGGGATGGAAACCGGAATGGGTAATGGAACTGCTAAATCTGTTTCCGAAGATGACAACAGTGCTATGAACCCAGAGAACAATGGATAGAGATAAAGGAGAAATACAATAATGGGGAAGTTGTTAAGGTTGACAAGCATCCTATACAACACCCCTCATTTGATGCTTCCGGCATCTCTTGAGCGAGTGTTTACTTATCTGGATGATCGAAACAATCATGCAGAATTAGCAGTACAGTTGGAAAAGAAACCGAAAGAACGAGTCCTGCAATACGTGGTTGAAACGCAAGTTGGTGTTTTAAGCGTTAGTGGCCCGCTGACATATATTGAATATGAAGCAATGTGTGGTGAACAGAATAGTTCATATCAGCAGATTGTGGATGACTTCGATAAGCTGTGTAGTATGGGTGCTAAAACGATTGTCATGGATGTAGATAGTCCGGGCGGAATGGCCTACGGAATGGCGGAAACAGGCCGGTATCTTCGCAAGAAAGCCGATGAACGTGGTGTTCAATTGGTTGCCTACGTTGACGGCTTGAGTGCTTCTGCTGCTTTTGGTTTGTCTGTTGCCGCACACGAAATCATCGCAAATCCTGATGCTGAGTTAGGAAGTGTTGGTGTTGTTGTAAAACTTAGGAATATGAACAAGGCCATGAATAACGCAGGTGTTGAAGACACCTATATTTATGCTGGCGACAGTAAGATTCCTTTCAAAGAGGATGGTAGCTTCAGGGAAGATTTCCTTGCTGACATCCAATATAAAGTCGATGCTCTATATCAACAGTTTACTGAGTATGTTGCGGATATGCGGGGAATCGACGTAGGTGTTGTTAAATCTACTCAAGCAAAAGTTCTACTGGCACAAGATGCCATTGGTATTGGCTTCGCTGATAAGGTGATGACACGAGAAGATTTTAGTAACTATCTAGCTGACCTAGTGGAGAAACCTATGCGATTCTCTTTCAAATCTAAAGGGGAAAATAAAAACATGACTACTGATGTCATTGAACAAGAAGCTGTTGCTTCGCTGCAAGCTGAGTTTGAAGCCGCTGTAGCCAAGAACACTGAACTGGCTGCCGCTCTTACTGCACAGAATGATGCGTTTGAAGCTGCACAAGCTCAAGCCGCTGAACTGCAAAAAGCTGTAGCTGCTGCTCAGGAACAGATTGCTCAAATGCAAGCTGCCGCTGCCAAAGAAGCATCTGACAAGCGTCTTACTGCTCTGCAAGCCGTTGTTGACCAAGACCAAGCCGCTGCTCTGCATATGTCGCTGGCTGCTCTGGATGACAAGGCGTTTGCCACGGTTGTTGCTTCGCTGCAATCCAAAGCTGTTGATGAGGAAAAGGCTTTTGCCGAAAAGGGAATCACTGGTGCAGAATCTGAGCCGGTCGAGGAAGATAAAGCTGCGGCCATTCTGAAGGCCAAGTATGCTGCTAAGAAGCAGTAATTACAATAACACAAAAGGAGAATATACATGGCTGCTCTTATTGCAACCGAAACTGCACGCTTGGGTAATGTCCTGAAGTATGAGTTTGAACGTGAAATGGGTTTTTGCCGTAAGGCTGTAACCGCCTATGAGTCTGGTGCTAAGACCTACACCCCCGGCACTGTTCTGGGTAAGACGCTGGTGAGCGGTTCTGCCGCTGCTGTGGCTGGTGCAGGTAACACTGGTAATGGCACGATGGGGAGCATCACTGTTTCCGCACATGCTCGTGTTGGTCAGTACATCCTGCGTATCACTGTTGCTGCCGGCAACGCTGGTGCTTTTGAACTGCTGAATGCTAATGGCTCTGTCATCGGTACCGGCAACGTGGCTTCTGCCTATGTTGGTAATGGTCTGGCTTTCACGCTGGCTGACGGTTCTGCCGACTTTATCGTTGGTGACACTTTCGTTATCACCGTGACTGGTACTGAAAAGTACAAGATTCTGGAAAACACTGCATCTGACGGCTCTGCCGCTTTCGCCGGTATGTACATCGGTGCTTCTAACGGTCTTGGTATTGACACCTCTGTCGCCGCCACCACTGACACCACTGTACTGATTCTGGAGCGTGGCCCTGCGCTGGTTGCCAAGAACGCCCTCACTCTGGGTGCTTCTGTTGACACCACTGCTGAGAAGAATGCTTTGTACGCTCAAATGGCTGCTGTCGGCATTATCGCTGAAGCTCAAATCTAATATCAAGGAGAAACTGACATGGCCGTGGTACGCTCGTACACTGATGCTTTTCAAATTATTGACCGCACTCCCGAAATCAACCTGATTCCGAACCAGTGGGGTATTATCACTCAATCGGGTATTTTCCCGTCTACCGAAGGTATCACCACCCCGGTAGTGAGTATGGAACAAATCACCAAATCTGGCGCTGTTATGGTTGACCGGATTCGTGGTGAACGTAACAACGTTTCTAAGGATTATGTGCGTAAGCTGTATTCCTTTAACGTCCCCCACTTCCCGCTGGATGATGTTCTGAAGCCGGAAGATATTCAGTCTCGCTCTGCCTACGGCACTGTCGATCAGGCTGAACAAGAAGGTTTGGCTCTGGCCCGCAAGATTGAACGTATCCGTATGTCGCATATGCAACTGAAGGAAAAGGCGTTTGCTCAACTGCTGGCTGATGGTACTGTCTATTCCCCGAATGGCACTATCTCTACCAACTTCTACACCGAGTTCGGTGTCACCCGTAAGGAAATCGACTTCGTGTTCGGTACTTCCACCACCGACATCATGGGTAAAGTGGAAGAAGGTATTGCTCACATCATCGACAACCTGCAAGCAGGTGGTGAAGTGGCTACTGGCTTTATCGCCTTCTGCTCTCCGGGCTTCTTCAGCAACCTGATTAAGCACGCTAAGGTGCAAGCTGCCTACACCTACTACTCGTCTACCCAAGAGCCGCTGCGTCAGCGTCTGGAATCTGCTCTGCCGATGGGTACTCGCGTGTTTGAATTTGGTGGTGTACGTTTCATCGAATATCGTGGTACTGATTTCGGTGGCACTGCTTTCATGACCGCTAACGAAGCACGTTTAGTCCCTGCTGGTACGATGGATGCTTTCGGTGTGTACGCTTCGCCCGCTGGT